ACCGCATGACACCGGCCCAGAAGCAGAGAGTGCGAAAGCTCTTCGCCGACAACGGGGCACAGATCGACCTGTGAGGAGGTCGGGATAA